CTTCGCTTCATTTAATATTAATTCGAATTGTTGTTTTTTAGTTTCTCTATTTTTCAATATTTCACCTCCTTTTAAAGGGGATAAATTGAATTACTAATTGTCAGATTCTCTAGAGCGTACAGTATTTTCATTAGTTACTTCTGAATCAGATACTGGAGGTCTACCATTGTTTATGATATCGCTAGAATTAGCTGTGAAAGAGGTAGCGTAAGGTACTATAATACTTTGCAACTTTAACTGTTCAGTTTCGTACAATGTTTCTGCTAGATACTCATCAAAATTGAATCCTAATTCCTCTATGTAATGTCTAATAGACCAACCTTTATCAGTCATTCCTTTTAACGCTGTAACTTTTTCAGCCTTAGTTAAAGGTACTTCTTTCTCGTAAACCATACAGAAATTATCTATTTGTGTATTTGGTAACATTAAATTAAACATTTTAGAGTATACTTCATCTTCTACATCCTCTAGCATTACAGCTATCCGTTTATAGAATATTTCTAAGTTTAATTTCGCAATAGCATAGTTAGTACCTTCACCGTTAGTCATAGCTCCACTAATACCGTATGATGCTTTGATATCAGAGTTTACGGTTTGGAATTTGTCTCCACCTAAGCCGTCAACATCAACCTTTTCAAAATCAATTTTTGCATACTCTGGTATAGTTACAACTGATACTCCACCCATTTGCTTTTGTTCTAATGCGGATTTAACACCTAGATGAATCTTTTTCTTTACTGCACTAGGCAACACAGCATTGGCGTATTTCTCAAAGTTTTTCTCAGAACCAACAGTTAATACAGCTACAGCATTAATGATTTTATTTGCTAATGATTGTTCTAAGTCTTTCAACTTTTTTTTATGCATTACATCAAATAAACCAGTAGTTCCCCAAGAAGTACCTTGTGCTTGATTACGTTTCAATTTACCAGTACCTAAACAAAAAGTTCGTTCATATGGGAGAGTGTAGTATTGCTTATTCACCATATCTTCCATATACTCATCATATTTTTTGCGAATATTTAATACACTTAACATATCAAAATACAATTCTCGTTGTTCTGGTATCATAGTGTTAAACCATGACAAATCTAATACACAAGTCCATTCACCAAAATAATTACGCCCTATAGGGAATGCGAATTGCGTATTATCAAATACAAAAGGGAAGGGGGAGGATACTTGACCTAACCATAAACCAACTACATTACCTGATGACGCATTTTGTTTAATCAAATCACGTGTTAATCGTCTATGTTTGATTTTCTTCAAATGTTTATTTAATTTCTTAACTTGTGCACCAGTACTATTGTTATGTTTCAATACTTCAATTCTATAATTCATAGAAGGTAATACTTCAACCATTTCGAACAATTGATGTACATCAGCATTAGATATGTAGAAATACTGCACTAAATCTTCAATTTCCTTTTGATAGAAGTCTGGATTAGAAAACATTTTATGTAATTTTTCTACATTTATAGAATCGATAATGCCATGCTTAAACATACCTGATATAAATCCAGTTGAGTATTCCAACATGTAATCTACATAGGAATTAGCCTGTGATTCAAATTCATCCAAGTTTGATTTTTTATTTTCTGTTGTCATTTTTCACCTCCTGTGTACGAAATAAAGCATGAGAGTATTTAGTGATTTTAGAAGTATACTAACGCATCATCGTCATCATCAAATGTATTATCCTCAATCTCTTTCTCTAAAAATAAAAAGATATAATAAAGTCCATATACCAATGCAGAATATTTATCCTTATCTATCTTTTTTAGAGTTTGCTCAACAGTAATAGATTTACTTGTAGTTTTTAACTTTAAGTTGGAGATCTCATCTATTAAATGTTGAGTATGTAATCTAGCTCTTTCTTCATCTATTAGGTTATCGTCACCATAAACAGAGCTTTTCTTAATATTATCGTTAACTTTTAATAATTTAAGACGTTCAGTTTCTACATAGTCAATGAAAACACGGATAATGTCTCCGTTTATTCCAGAAGATATTAAGTCGTACACGATTTCTATTGCATTCTCTACATCTGGTTTTTGATCAGTATTAATAGTGTTAAAGCATCCAAGTTCATTATTTGTTTCGGGATCAGTTACATCTTCTAATAGTCTATCAATAAGTCCCTTACCTAATCCATTACCATCTACAACTACTGCTTTCACTCTAGACTTACTTAAATCTTGATTTCCACCATATTTATAGAACAGTTTTTTGATAACTATACTTTGTTCCTTAAATGTTAATCCATTTGGAGGTTCTATAATATTTACTAATTGAATTTGACGAATTAACCCTTTTGGATTTCTAATTATCTTTAATACTACAATTGCTGTTTTATTATTACTTTGAGCAGAAGAACGAGCTACATCGACACCTATTACATACTCATTTAATAAGAAGTTCCCTCGACTATCTTTAGGACATTCTAATTCCACTTTAGTAAGTGTACGCAAACTTAACAATTTACTTATATTAACCAAGGCTCCGTCAGTAGTTCCGACCCAACGGCTTTCATAGTTCATTGCAAAAGCCGTTGCAGAAGTGGTAGGGTCATTCTTCTTAGCTAATAATTGATTTCTAGTTTCTCCACGTCCGTAATGACAAGGTAATTCCCAACTTGCTCCCAATACAATTTTACCTTTTAGTTCAGCCATTTCTTTAATCATATTTAATATACGATTAAACTCATCAGAGCCACGATAACCGGACGTTGTTACGTAATTGATCATTCCATTCAATTCATATGGACTAACTACAGCCTGTTCTCCTATTGTTCTTCTTGGTACATTTACTACAGGCTCTAAGACATCTTTAAACAATTCGTTATTTAGTAGCGCTGATTCTTCGCAATTCAATCTGTGTCTACGCTGACCCTTTGTACTTTGTGCATTAGCAAGTATTGAGTAGGTTCCTCCAGACTTGAACATAACCTCTACGCTATCTTTAGA